AGTCATCCAAGGTGCCGGCAGAGCAATTTTGGATCAGGCCGTTGTTGCCGTACACAAACAGGTACGGGTGCAGGGACACCACGCCGCCGGAGACGGAGATGTTGTTGTCGAACGTGACGGTCACCGTAGCCGAAGCCGTAGCGTTGTTGGAAATCGTCACGCTCGTCGTCGAGACAGACACCACGGTAGTGTTGGCAGGGATACCCGCACCGGTCACAGTCTGCCCAGCACCGACAAAAGGATTCACTGCGGCCAGGGTGATGACGTTGTTGCCGCTTACGGTCGTTGCCGAGTCGGTAAAAACGCCGACCTTGGACATGGTCGAGCCGTTGATGTTTCCAGCCAAAACAGGGGTGTTGGCGGTGCTGTCAATCGCAACAAGATTCTTCCCAGGATGGGCAACAATTGTTTGCAGGCCAGACCCAGTGACATCGTAAAAGCCGTCGAACTGCCAAAGGTTCAATGGAGACGCGGTAAAGTTGGACAGCGTGAAATTGGTCACGCCGGCACCGATACCGTTGTCGTCAATGACCAGAACTTGCAAGCCGTCGCTGTACCCGCTGAAGATGGAATTGAACGAGTCTTGAGGGTTGACCCAGATGCCGCGAGAAGGCCCGCTCAAGCCGTCAGAGATGACCCGGTAGCCGCCGATCTTCCTGGGTCGGCCACGCTGAAAGCGCACCCACTGCCCATCGTTGTAGAAAATCTTGTCGTAAACGGTACCGTCACGCTGGATTCCAGCCCGCGTGTCGAGCGAGAAGACCTTCTGCGTCATTTAGAACGCCCCGCCTTGAACGCCGCCGCTGAAGATGCCCGTGCCGGTAATCGACAAGCCGGTGGTCGTCAGACCAAAATACTTCGCACCAAGCACGGCGATACCGAACTCGCCAGAGCCTGGGCGATAAATGCCGGTCGATGTCTCGCTTGCGAAGTTGAGCGCAGGTGCGCCAACAGAGCCATCAACCAAGGATATATTGGAAGCGCCAGCGGCAATCGTTGAGGCGTTGAGCAGGTTGACGGAGTCGCACAGCAAGATAACCTGCTGACCAGCGGGAACGGTTGCCGTTGCACCACCAGAGCCGGTGGTGAACGTGATCTGATACCCGGATCCACCACCATCGGTCTGGTTTGTGATGTAGTAAACCTGAACTGTCTGCGGCAGGGTGACCGTCACGTTGCCAGAAAGCGTGCCGGTGTACTTTTGCACCACGTTGGATGCTTCAGACGAGGTCAGGGTGTACGAGCCAGAAACAACCGCCTTGGTCAACTGCGTGAAGTTGAACTGCGTGCTGCGACCCAGGCCGACCGTGTAGAAGGCGCTTCCAGAGCAGACGATGAAAGCCGAATCAGCCGGCTGCAAGGAAATGCTCGCAAGGCCGTTGATCAAGCCAGAAGCCGGGCTGACAGCCAAGGCCCCGGTTCCGCTGTTGCGGATCATCAGGAACCAGTCGTTTCCAAGGGTCGATGCACCCGTCAGGCTCAAGGTTCCAGATCCGCCCGTCCAAACGTAGGAGGCCGCTCGGTCAGAGGCCAGAGCCGTGTAATTGGACGCAAATGTCTGAACCGTATGGGACTGATTGAGGGTCGTGGACAGAGCCTTGAGGCCATACCCTGCCAGGGTCGAAGCATCTGCGCTTGAGCTTCCCACGCCGAAGGAAATGACCCCCCAGGTGCCCGATTCAGTGGCGTTGCTGGTGATATAGATGTACTTGGCCTCGCCAGAAGCCACAGCAATGATGGTGTTGCCGTTGTAGTCGGCCACCGTGAAGGTGGTAGCGCCGACGTTGCGGATCAGCGCATCCTGACCGACAGAGGCTTGATTGGCCGGCGGCATCTTGAGCAGCAGGCTGCCCGCCGTGGCCGAGACGTTCATGATCCTGGCGGCAGCATTGTCCGTGTCGCTGCCGTTGATCGGCCAGGACAGGGTCGTGGTGACGCTCAGGGTAATGGCACGGAACGATACGTCCGTCGGCTGGATCACCTGACCGGTGAAAGGGCTGGTAAAGCTCATGAATCCCTCACAATCGCCTGACGGTCAGCCACCCTGGTGATGTTCTCTTCCTTCAGGACTTGGATGATGCGGTCGTAGTTGCCCTGCCACATCGGCATGCGCTCGTCATTCTTGAGGAACGGCATGGCCTGGAGCAGGGAGCCATAAAGCAGCGCCTGGGGAGCATACTGCGTGAACCAGTTGGACTGGTTGCTGGAGTCAAGAGGCTGCAAACGCTCGTAATACAGAACCTCGTAGTTGTACGCAACGTCAGGCGTCGGGCCGATCAGCCAGTGCTCGTAGTCGTAGTCGCAGAAGAACTTCGGGGCCGCCTCCTGAGCGGGATCCGGCCAATACTCTCGGATGTACTCGTAGGCGCGGATGAGCACGGGCTGGCGCTTGCCATCGACCGTGACGTTCATGGAGACAGTTTTTCTCCACCTTGCAGGCTTGGCGATTACGTTTTCGCCCTGCACCATCTGGCTGGTGACCACTTGCAGATTGCCAAGGAACTTCAGATCGGCGGCAATAATCTGCTCCGCCAGCATGATGAACTGGGGGATCTTGTCAAGGGTGGCCTGATCGGTACGCTCCAGATACGACTGGATGTCCTCGACCAAGCTGTCGTATGTCATGACTGCGGCTACGGTCATCACCACACCTTCTTCTTGATAGATTCTGGCTGCGGGACAAATTGCTTGACCTGTCGCATGCCTTCTCTTTTGGCTCGCGTTGTTGCCGCGTATTCAGAAGGTGTTAACTTCTCTCGTGCCTTTTTGGGCAGATACCGCTCGCCGGTTGCTTGGGATCCCTGCGTGGACGGCTTTCCAGACTTCGTTCCCCAGTCCTCTTTCGTCCACTGTGAGAGCGAATTATCCGCCTTCTTGGGGCCTTTGTAACCCCCCCCAGAAGATTTGTACTTCTGCGTGGCAAGCTGGGCCTTCCTGGCGCTCCATTGCCCAGGAGAACCGCCCTTCCCGCTGGCTTTGACCTGAGAGACGATCCTGTCCCATTTTGCCGGGTCTGTCTTCTTTGCCGTGCTCATGATAGGAAAAAGGCCCTTTCTTCCTTGCGGCGCTTGTCCAGCCCCGGCAGCACTTTACCGCCGCCCTTATTCCAGAGCAAGAAGGCATCCGCCGCGGCCTCCCACTCCCCCCGGTTTGCCTTGATCCGGATGGTCGAACGCTGGAGATTCCCAAGGCCTACATTGAAGGCAAAAGATACCAGAGCGTCAAACCGGCCTTGATGGCCAACACAATTGGGAATAAGTCGAAGAACACCGCGTTCAAAAGACGCGACGTCCGCTGAGAATAGGTCATCGGTTTCTTTCTTTGTCCAGACACGGCTGTCCTCCGGTTTGAGCGGCATTTCTTTGCGAATCATCGGCGCTGGCTTGTCTTCGGTGCGCATCATCGGCAGGCGAATCTGCTCCTGATACAGCACATGTCCGTAGCCAATTGTCCAGATGTGCGCCGGGCACAGGTACGGGCGGTTCCTGTACCCCTCGTACTTGTGCATCAAATCAGCGCCGGCCTTGCTCAGTTTCACTTCTTGCCCCAGGTGCGGGTACCAAACCAAAAACCAATAATCGCGCCCAACATCGACATTTCATCGGGGCTGAAGATGATGTCTGAGTACCGCAGCACATCGTCCATGCTTTTGATCATTCCGGGGTTTGTGTATAGGTAGTAGCACAGGAACAGGTTGATCAGCACCAACTCCAGCACGAAGATGTACGTCACGGTCGGGCGCACAGTGCCGACGTAGGAGGCAACCCACTTGTGGGCTCTGTCCAGCACCTTTTCGTCGTGTTGCAGAGCGGCCTCGGTCATCTGCGCCTCGGTCTGCATCATGATCTGATCAGTGCGGATTTCCTCAATGCGCTGCTGCGCGGCGTACCCCTGCGCAGCCAGAGCCAACTCACGCTCGTTTTGCATCCTGGCCAGGGCCAACTCGTGCTTCTGGTCGGCTTTGTTTTGAAAGTACTCAAGCAATTTTGGCAGGCCGGAAATCAGCAAGCCACCGAGGGTAGAAATAAGGGACAGCA